AGCCCCGGGCCTCTGTTTTAGATCCCTCCGCGATATAAAATTTCCAAAAAACGGTTTATTTTCGCCAAAAAGTCATGATTCCCAAAAACAATGACAAAAACCAAAAAGCCAGTCGAATTACAACAAAAACTAGGGAAACCGGGAAAACGTGACCCCGGAACGATTCACGAGGTAGCCGAACCAGTGGACGGGCCGCCGCCTATTCCGGCGAACCTTCGCGACGCTGGCGCCGAACTCTGGGTAACTGTCACTCGGGCCGCTGCTTTGTGGGTATCAGAATCGGATTTACCAGCTTTGGCGCAGTTGTGCCGGTTGCATGACCAATACGCAGACGTTAAACGCAGAATGGAACTCGCCGAAGATGACGACACGTTCCTTAAATACTCTTTGGAGGCTCGAAAGATTCTCGACGTGCAACGAGGCTTTTTTAGCGATATGGGGCTTAACCCGGTGAGTCGTGGAAAGTTAGGGCTGACGGTGGCAACTACTAAGGAAATTACCAGCAAGCTGGATAGGTGGCTGAAATGAATAACCAGCGGCTTTTCGGTTTGGAATGGAACCCCGAAACAACAGATGAGCGGTATACCCCTAAATCTGTATTCGACGCTTTGGGCGTCACGTTCGATTTAGACGTGGCAAGTCCTCCCTCAGCCTATTCATGCGTCCCGGCCCGGAAGGTTTACACCATTGAGGACGACGGCTTAACTTCTCCGTGGCATGGTTTGGTTTGGATGAATCCGCCGTGGTCACAATGCACACCGTGGGTCGAAAAGTTTATAGAACACGGCAACGGCGTAGCTTTACTGCCAGCGGCTAAACGCAGTAAGTGGATGTTTAAGCTATGGAGCAGCGACGCTAGCGTTTTGCTTTATAGCCATAACCAGTTTGGGGATTTTCTAGATTTTCGGCAACAACGTAACGAAGTGTCATACGCTCCGCTGTTCTGGGCGTTAGGCGATTACGGGAAAAACGCTTTGCGTCGACTTGGGCGGACACGATGACAACGAAAACCAGTTTGGGCGGCGACGTAGCCGAATTTGTGGAAACCTTCTGCAAACATCATCGCGGCGACCTTGCTGGCCAATACATCGAGTTACGACCATTTCAACAAGAAATCATAAACGGCCTATTCGAGACAACCGACGACGGGCTATGGAGCCACAAACATTGTTTGGTTATGTTGCCGAGGAAGTCCGGCAAATCGGAACTGTTGTCAGCTATCGCATTGTGGGCGCTGATCGCTTCTGGTGAGTGGGCGCCCGAAGTTTACTGTGTGGCAGCTTCTAAAGACCAAGCCCGAATCGTGCTCGACAACATAAAAGCCATGATCGAACTGGAACCCGATTTGGCTTCAGCGGTCGAAGTTTATAAAGACTCGCTGTATTGTCCGCTATCGGGCGGCGTTCTCAGGGTGCTATCCAGTGACGGACGACTGGCTCACGGCCTAAACCCTACGTTTTGTATCGTCGACGAAACGTGGGCGCATAAGGACGGCGAACTCACCGAAGCGCTGTTATCCGGTTCCGGTGCTCGTAAACAGTCAATGCTTGTCCACATCACGACACCAGGTTCCGGCGACGATAGTTATTTGTGGCAGCTTGTCGAATACGACAAACGGGTTACAGCTGGCGAAATAATCGACCCGACGTGGTGGTCGTATTGGAATCCACCACCGGAACAAATGGCCCACGACGATTTAGCGGCATGGCGTTATCACCCGGCGTTCGGCGATTGGTTGGATGATTCCTATTTACAGTCACAGGTTCTACAATTACCGGAAGGCGAGTTTCGGCGATTGCATTTGGGTCAGTGGACAAAAGACCGCGAACAGTGGTTATCTGCCGAACAGTTCAACGCCTGCCCGGAAGCAACCATCGAACCGGGCGACGAGGACGTAGTTTTCGCTGTGGACGCCAGTTTCGCGAACGACTCAACGGTAATTGTGGCGGCGACACCCGACAAGCGGCTTCGCGTTCTCCGCATATGGGAAAAGCCGATTGGGGCCGATGAGGCGTGGCGCGTACCCCTCGACGAAGTATCGCATCAGCTAATAGAACTCATTGAGGAGTGGCGACCGCGAGAGGTTACGTTTGACGCCTTCGCCATGATGCACGCGATGCTTCAGATTGAATCGGTGACGGGCGCTCACCTTTTAGAATATCCACAAAGCGCGAAAAGGATGGTTCCGGCGTGTTCACAATTCGCCGAACTAGTCCTTAGACGAGAGTTGCGACATGACCATCACCCGGCGTTGTCTAGGCACGTCGCGAACTGTCACACGAAGTCTGACCGGTACGGTGTGAGAGTGGTTAAAGAAAGCCGCCAAAGTAAAAGAAGAATCGACGCGGCGGTAGCTTCCATAATGGCAGTCGACGTTGCACTACGCTTGGAACCAGTGGTATTGCCACCGAAACCAAAAATCTATTAATGCTCGGAACGTTTCTTCAGCTTCTCGCCTTCGGGCTGGCTTCCTATTTCGCTTTTACACTCGGCGGAATGGCCGGTCTGGGGCTTGTCTTGTGCGGAGCTTTAATGTTCTTGGGTGTTGTCGTGGAACGGATGTTTATGTGATTACTCGACTGTTAAGAGGCCGACAAACCGAGAACCGAGACATCAACTTCGTTATTCCGTCTCGTGGCATGACGCCGCAACCACTAACCGGGCCGCTGACCGTGAGCAACAGTTCATCGCTCACAATCCCCACCGTGTACGCTTGTGTCCAACTCATTTCCGATTCGATAGGTTCGCTACCGTTCCACTCGTACCGGCGCGGCGAACTCGTCGAACCAACACCACGACTACTGGAACAACCCGACCCGACCGCGACACGCATAGACACACTGTCAAGCATTGTCACCAGTTTGTTGCTAGCTGGCAACGCCTACTGCCTTCTCGGGGACCGGGACAATCTCGGATATCCACAAACAGCTATACCGCTAAACCCCGACGTGGTTTCGGTGAGAACAACACAAACGGGCGCTACCGAATATCGGGTAAACGGCGTCGCTGTTTCGTTTGACGACATCATGCATATCCGGGGCATGACGCTGCCGGGTGCCACCGAAGGGTTAGGGGTCGTTACCGCTACTCGACGGTCTTTAGGTATTGCGATAGCCGGGGACGAAATGGCCGCCGACTTTTATACGACCGGCGCCGTTCCTACCGGTGTCCTACAGGCGGACAGTGAACTGACACGGGAAGAAGCCAGCGACCTTAAATCGGCTTTCGTGGCGGCTCACGGTGGACGGCAACGCTCACCGGCTGTGTTGTCTGCTGGCATCAAATATCAGGCGTTGCAACTTTCACCAAAAGATCTGGAGTTTGTGCAGGCACGCGTGAACTCGGCTCGAGAAATCACAACAATGTTTAAGGTCCCTTCGCACATGGTGAACGTACCAGCCGAGGGCGGTTCGATGACCTACCAGAACGTGCAACAGGACTCAATTAACTTTGTTCGCTTCTGTTTACGTGGCTGGTATTCCCGTGTCGAACAAGCGTTCACGCAACAGCTACCACGGGGCCAGGTGGCACGCCTCAACATAGACGCCCTTATCAGAGGCTCACGGAGCGAACGATTCGACGCACACAAAACAGCGCTGGAAGGTGGCTGGCTAACAGTTGACGAAATACGAGATCTGGAGAACGTGACCGCTTCAGTGGCTCACGATGACCTTTTGGGGTAATTATGGAAATCGAGCACCGCACAATACTTGAAATCAGCGATCTAGAAATACGGGAAACCGACGGACAACACCACATTGTTGCGTTGGTCGCCCCGTGGAACGCAACCTACGACGCCGGAACCTACGTTGAGCGTTTCGGGAAAAGCGTTTTCGATAAATCTATTAAAGAACGCGGCACCACGATTCCGTTAATGCACGGCCACGACCGGGAAAACATGCCGATAGGTAAATCCTCGACGTGGGAAAAAGACGCTGTGGGATTGGTCGCCGATTTTGAGGTAGCACCAACGGAACGAGCCCGCGAAGCGTTGGAACTCGCCAAAAACGGTTACGTTTCCGGGTTCTCAGTGGGATTTGTTCCGGTACGAAACGAAGAAGCCAAAGTCGAAGGACGGCGCCACATCACCCGAGTAGAAGCAAAACTCGATCACGTAGCGTTGCTTACGGCACCAACCGCCCCGGCATACGGTGAGGCTCAACTAATAGCGGCTCGGGCGTTTGATCCGGACGACAAGACACAAGCGCCACGCCTCGCCCGGTGGCGTCACTTGTTGGACGCCGAAACGCGCTAAGGTTTTTACTGAACGCCGACGACACGCCGCAACAGCACCTGTCGCCACCTTCGCTGAAACGAACGTGACAACAGGAGATAACCGTTTATGAAACTTCTCGATCAGTTGATTGCGGAGCGCGCCGAAATATCGGCGATGCAAACCGCGCTGGTGAACAGGGCAGCGGACGAAGTTCGCGACCTCACCGAAGATGAAGATAAAAACCTCGCAGACTTTCAAGATCGCGCTAGCACTCTTGACCGTCGGATAGAGGATTTACGACAAATGCAAGAGGCCACGCTTAAAGCTGACGCCATGAGAGCAGAGGTGCGCGCGTTGAACGCAGAAAACCCAACCGAAGAACCAGCCACCGGCCAGGCGGTCGTTAAAGAAGAAAAGCTGACCTATCGGCAAGACAACCAAAACGACGTGTCTTTTGTTAAAGACTTCATCGACAGCGTTGTTTCTAAGGATGTTGCAGCGTCGGAACGTATCCAACGCCACCAACAAGAAATGTTGGTGACTAGGGACGGCACGAGCAGTAATTATGCGGGTTTGGTGGTACCTCAGTATCTCACGGATCTCGCAGCGCCACTGGCTCGCGCAGGCCGTCCTTTTGCTGACCAATGCCGTAACCTTCCGCTTCCTGATTCTGGTATGACCCTTAACATTTCTAGGGTTACCACCGGGGCAAGCGCAGCGGTACAAGCAGCCGAAAACGACGCCGTATCGGAAACCGATATCGACGACACGCTGCTAACCAGCAACATATCCACCGTAGCCAGCGGCCAACAGTTGAGCCGCCAAGCTATGGAGCGTGGAACCGGTATAGATGCGTTGGTCACTGGGGATATGGCCTCGGCTATGTCAACAACCCTTGACAATCAGTTGATCAACGGTTCGGGGTCATCGGGGCAGCTTCTCGGCATTTCACAAGTTACCGGCATCAACGCCGTTACTTATACCGACGGCAGTCCAACAGTGGCAGAGTTTTATCCGAAACTCCTCGACGCTATCCAGCAAATCAACAGCAACATATATAGGGCGCCTGACCTCATTGTCATGCACCCTCGCCGCTTGGCATGGTTGCAAGCTGGCGTGGACGGCAACAGCCGACCGCTTGTGCTGCCACAAACCAACGTCCCACAAAATGCGATGGGTACAGGACCAGTGGCAGGCTACGGAAACACTGGCAGCCAAATCGCCGGTATTCCTATCGTCACCGACGCCAACATCCGAACCGACTTGGGAGCAGGCACCGAGGACGCCGTCTACGTCGTTTCTCGTAGCGACATGCTCTTGTTTGAGGATGGTGACATGATGATGAGAATGGACGAAACCGCAGGACTAAACCTCACGCTTACACTGGTGATGTATTCCTATGTCGGATTCGTTCCGGGCCGCTACCCAGCGGCAATTAGTGCCATCACCGGTACTGGCCTCATAGCCCCGTCCTTCTAAACAGAGGGAATGACACCCGGTAGGGCGTCCGTTCAACAAGGCGGACGGGCGTCCTACTCGGATTAAGGAACCAATGAGCACACACGACGACCTTTGGGCGAAGCAGGCACCGAGCCGGGTACAAAAACCCGAACCGGTCGCCGAGAAAGCCCCAGCGAAAAAGAAAGCCCCAGCGAAAAAGCCTGCGGCTAAGAAGTAATGCCGAACTACACCACAACATCACTGGTGAAAGCCTCGCTTGGGATTCCTTCCGGCACAACGTCGGAGGACGCCTACATAGAGGACGCTATTGACGCCGCCGAGGACGAAATAAACGAATATTGCAATCGGACGTTCGTAGCTGACGGGAGCGCAACGGCTCGCGTCTATCAGCCTTCCACAAATGTTTTGGTGTACACCGACGACTTCTACACGACCACTTCTCTTGTAGTGAAACAGGACGACAGTAACGACGGCACATATGGGACAACTCTGACAATTACGAGCGACTTTATCGTCGTTGGTAATTCGGCCCCCTTTAACTGTATTCGTTCCGTTTCGTCCCCATTTCCCCGTTACACAAGCAACCGTCCCACGGTGCAAGTAACGGCGAAATGGGGCTACAAGACAGCGGTACCGGCGGCGGTAGCACAAGCCGCACTTATCTTGTCGGCACGCTTGTTTCAACGCAGAAGCAGCCCGTTGGGAATTGCCGCAGGAATAGTCAACGACTTTGGGCCTATCCGGATCACTCGACAAGACCCCGATATTCAACGCCTCCTAGCCGGTTATAGGCGGATCGGCGTCGCCTAATGGCAGATTACGCCGCTATCAAGGACGGCATACAAACCCGACTCGAAACCTTGTCGGGGCTGATTGTCGTGTTCGATACGGTGCCTGATCGGCTTGTCCCCCCGGCCGCGGTAATTATCCCAGGAGCGCCACCGGTTGAATACAACGTATCTATGGGAGCGTCAACGAATGCGAGCCAGCTACAGCGCTTTAATTTTGAGATCCTGGTATTGGCGCAACGCTTCTATGCGGAAACAGCGCAAGACACCCTCGACGGGTACGTGTCAGGTTCAACAAGTGTCTATAACGCGATCGCTGGAGACACTACGCTAGGGGGCACAGCTTCCGACGCTCGTATTATCCGGGTGGCGGACTACGGGCAGATAGTCGTCGGAGAGGGCGAATTTATGGGAATGCGATTGAATCTCGAGGTGTACGCCGTATGAGCGATTACAAAATAAAGTCTGAAAACGTGACGTTCGGCAAGATAGGCGAAACAGTCACAGAAAAAGACCTCAAAAAGCTAGGTGTCAACATTGACGCTTTAGTAGAGGGCGGTCACTTGGCCGCTAGCCGGGCCACAACCAAAAAGGATGGTGAATAATGGCCGCATTCATGCTAAATAATGCTTCAGTCACGATTAACAGCGTCGACCTAAGCGACCATGTCACGTCGGTAACTTTCACCGAAGAAGCAGACCAACTGACAACAACCGCTATGGGTGACGACAATGTAACCATGATTGGTGGGCTCAAATCGGGCACGATTGATCTTGAATTTAACCAGGATCTAGCGGCCACCGACGTGCAGGCCACAATTCGAGCGTTGCTGGGAACCGTAACGACGCTTGTTGTCAAAAACATTGCGAGTGCAGCAGCGACAACGAACCCCCAGTGGACGTTTAGCGCTCTCGTAACCGAATGGCCGTCGATCAACGGAACTGTGGGCGAACTTGCCACAGCTTCGGTGTCATGGCCGATAACTGGCGCAGTCGTACAAGCCACAAGCTAACAACAGGAGAACATGATGCTGAGGGCACAAATCCAGGTAGTAGACAATCAGGGCGTTGTCCGTAAATATGATGGCAACGGGGCGCTGTTTATAGCGTTTGAACGCAAATTCAATGTGTCTATTTTGGAAATGGGCGAAAGTCCACGACTGGAATATATTTACTGGCTCGGATATGAGGCGGCTCGCCGTGTAGCACAACACGACGGCCTAGATTTTGACCAGTGGCTCGACGCCGGATACACGGTGGAATTTGAGGCCGACGAAGCCCCTTTAGCCGAAGAAGCTACGCCTACCAGTTAGGGGTGTTAGCTCTCAACACCGGACAACCGTTAGATGTTTTGTTAAACGCTGATTCTTTAACCCTGATGGGCCTACTAACCGCATGGAATGAGAAAGTGAAAGCCGAAGAAAAAGCAGCGAGGGCGGCAAGGCGTGGCAAAACGAAATATCGGTAGATTAACGACAATCGAAATCAAGGGG